GGCCAGCGCGTCTCCGTGGACATACTCGAGAGCGAGTTTCCCGTCCTACCGCAGCAGGGGGACCAGATCACCGTTCTTGCCGATGGAACATTGCGGGCGGAGGGGCCTTTCGAGGTCGTGTCACGGACAAGGAATGGCGGGGGAGAGACCAATTTGGTTCTGCGCGAGCTGGTGACTGCGGTTCCGTGAGAGGTGGCAGATGACTGTTAGCTATTCGACGACTCTGAAGAGCACGAGGATGCAGGATGTTATCACTGCTTTCGACGCCCAGACCGGCAGTGCGACGTGCGAAATTGGCACCTCGGGCATGTCTACGATTCTTTGCGTTGTTACGTTTCAGAAACCGTCGTTCAGTCAGAGCTCCGGGGTCATCACGTTGCTTGGGGCTCCCTTGACCGGTACGGCGACAGCGACCGGCACCGCGGCGAACGCCCGGATCAAGGACGGCGCAGGTACTGTTCAGCTTTCCGGGCTTACTGTCGGAACGAGCGGTAGTGACGTAAACCTTAGCAGTACGGCGATCAACACGGGGCAGCAGGTGACGATCACTTCGGGAACGGTCACTCACTCGCCTTAAGGCCATGTTTGCTCCTAGAGTTATAGTTTCACGATATAGGCCACGGTCTGCTAGGCGAAAAAGGTATGCTCTGCCTCAGGTCATCGCCGCAATCGCGGCGGCAGAGGCGCCAGATAGCGCTTCTGTTGCGGGGCGCGTATCCTGGGCTGCCGTTCTCGCGGCGAGCGAGGCCTCCGACGCCGCGGCGTTTGCCGGCGGTGTTGCCTATCCTGTAATTACCGGGGTGCTCTCGGGTCACGAGTCTCCTGACATAGTATTCTTTTCGTCTTCCGTTCTCGCGACTATCGCGGCGAGCGAGGCTCCGGATGCTGCTAGGTTTTTAAGTCCCGTTGCCGGAGCATTGGCGGCTCAGGAATCGTATGACAGTTTCAGTATGGTCGGTTCCCCGGCGCCGTCTAACATCACGGCGACGCAGAGCTATTCCCAGGTCATACGAGATACGCTTTTTGCAAAGACCGTGCAGCTCCCGTTCTTTTCCGGATCGTCGTGGACGCGAAGGCGTAGCAAGCAGCTTCCGTTCCAGGAATACCACCTTCCCTATCTTGGCGTTTACATCATCAGCGAGGACATGCCACCCGACGGCGATCTGAACGCCGGCGACATAAGGTTTATCAACGACCTTAAAATCGGGTGGCAGGTCATCATCGAGAACAATGATCCGGTTGCCGCCGAGCTCAAGCTCGACGCCGCGTTTTGGGCGATCATGAATGGGATTTGGCGCGACGCGAAGCTGACGAACTTCTGGCAGAGCGACCTTCCCGATGACGTTTTCATAGAGGGCGTTGCCCGCGGCACCCGGAGCCATAACTGGGGGCTGATCAACAAGGAGCAGGTGCCGATTGGCGAGCTCCAATATATCGCCACCGTGAGATATCGAAGCATGTTTGATCCCATCATCACGGACGAGCTTTTGCGAATCCACGAGGAGATCGTCCCCATCGCCGATAATTACGCCGAGGGGATTCCTCCTGCGACAGAGGTGCAGAGGATCATCGTTGAGTACGAGTTTAACCCTACGAAGGAGATAAAGCGCCATGGCCGAACAGGCAGAGGCAGACAGCGGATTCGCTGAGCGTCAGAAGTGGATCAAATCTCGCGAGGAATTGATGGCTCAGATTATGCCGAAGCCTCGGACGGTTCGTGTCTTGCCGAAAGACGATGTCATTCGCAGGGTAATTAAGCATCCGCGCGGGAATATAGCGTTTCCTGAAACGGGGTCTGTTGAATGGCCCTTTGACAGATTCACTAAGCGTCGGATCGAAGACGGGACCGTGTACGAGGAGAAGGCCACACGCTCTTCCGATTCAGCCGAATAAAGGAGATCGATCATGCCCATTTCATTCAGTCAAATCCCTGCGGACATCAAGGTCCCATTGTACTGGGTCGAGGTCGATCCTTCGATGGCAGGTCTACCGCAGCTCGGGCTGCGCGCGCTGCTTGTTGGTACCGCGCTCACTGGCGGCGACCAGGCGATGAATATCCCGGTTGCAGTCGGATCGCAGGCTCAGGCCGATGCACACTGGGGACAGGGCTCCGAGATCAGCCGGATGTTCAAGGCTTTTTTCGCTAACAACTTCAGCAATGAGGTTTGGGGGATCGGGGTTCCCGAACCCGTCGGCGCCACGGCGGCGACCGGTACGATCGTCGTGACGACCGCGGCGACAGCCTCCGGGACCATTCACCTCTATATCGGCGGCACTCATATTCCGGTCAATGTTGGCGCCACGGACACGATGCCGACGATCGCGACTAATATTAACGCGGCGATCAATTCTCAGTTCGATCTTCCGGTCTCGGCGACGGTAAGTACGGCGACCGTGACGGTCAAATGTCTCTGGAAGGGAATTGCCGGCAACGACATCACGGTCAGCCTCAATTATTATGGCGCGATCGGCGGCGAGATACTGCCGCCGGGGGTCACAATAACATTGCCGGCGACTGGACTGCTGACTGCCGGGGCTGGGGTACCTGACTTCACAACCGCGATCAGCAATTTGGGGGACCAGGCGTTCGAATACGTTGCTGTTCCGTATACTGATTCGACTACGCTGACCGATTGGGACGAGGAGTTCGGGTTCACCGATCTCGGCAGGTGGGGATGGCAGCGTCAATTGTTCGGCCACGTCTTCTCTGCAAAGCGCGACACGTTTTCGAATTTGATCACATGGGGAGACACTCAGAATTCCGGCGTAATATCGACAATGGCCTTCGAGCCCGCATCGCCGTCCCCGTGCTTTGAGTGGACTGCCGCTTACACGGCTATGGCTCAGCGCGCCTTGGTCAATGATCCTGCAAGGCCATTGCAAACGCTCACTCTCAACAAGATCAAATCGGCCCCTCTTCAATCGCGGTTTGACTTCGCTGAGCTGAACGCTCTCGCCGAGAACGGGCTCGCGATCCAGAAGGCGGGGACCGATAACCAGCCGCAGATTGCTCGTGAAAATACGCTTTATCAGCGCAACCTCTACGGCCAGAGTGACGACGCTTACCAACTCGTGACGACCCTCGCGACGCTGGCCAAGCTCCTGCGCAATCAACGTTTCGTGATCACGAGCAAGTATGCGAGGTGCAAGCTCGCCGATGACGGGACCCGCTTCGGCCCGGGGCAGGCGATTGTCACTCCCGGTATTATTCGCGGCGAACTCATCAGCCAATACTTTATCGATGAGTTCAACGGCCTTTGTGAAAATGCCGTCGCCTTCTCGCAAAACCTTTTTGTTGAGCGTGACCCGAATGATCCGAACAGGCTCAACGTCTTGTACCCACCGGACCTGATCAATCAACTACGCATCTTCGCCGTTCTTGCGCAGTTCAGGCTCCAGTTCGACCGCGGGCTCGATACTCTGGTCGCCGCTCCGAGCCCGGTCGGGGTCACCGGCATCATGCCGACGTTCGGCTAAACAAAGGAGGATCATCATGGCAGTTCGCATTGCAGGTATCGCTTACCTGTTCGTCAACAATAACCCGATGTCGCTACGCGGCAACTTCACGGTTTCACCGGCTGTTGTGGAGCGCACCATGCTAGCAGGTCAGGATGGCGTCCATGGATACCAAGAGCTGCCGAGGGTGCCATACATTGAGGGAGATATCTCGACAGTTCCTAATCTCAATCTCGCTGATCTCGAGGGCCAAGTTAACGTCACGGTCACGGCTCAGCTCGCCAATCAAAAACAGTATACGTTGGGACAAGCGATATGTAAGGGAGGTTTCGAGGCAAATTCCAGGGACGGTCAAGTTAGGGTCCGCTGGGAGGGCATTACTTGCCAAGAGGGGACATGGTGAGTGAACGATCTTTCGCGCTCGCTCATCTGATGGGAGGATTTTGACATGCCAGCATTAAGAGAAGGATTTCAGCCAGCCATCGACCCGGCCGTGGCCGGAGGTAATGGAAGGGCTGTGCATGAGGCTCCGCCTCCTCCGCCGCCTCCTGTTGAGGAATACAAGGACTTGTGGCCGGTCAAGGTCAAGCTCGTCCACAAGCCAATAGTCGATCAGGATGGCAGAGAGTTGAAAGAGCTCTCGTTCCGGGAGCCGACCGCCGGTGACATCAATCGCTATGGCAATCCGGTGCGATTGACGAACGACTTCGATGCCGTGATCGACGAGCGCAAGATGACCATGGTGATGTCGGCTCTTTGCGGTGTCCTTTCCCCGATGCTCGAGAAGATGGACCCACGCGACTGGAATTCTTGCGCATATAGACTGCGAACTTTTTTCTTGCCCGAACCAGCGTTGGCTTGGTAGATCAGACCGAGGACATGGTCCTCGACTGTTACTGGCTTGCTCGCTGGTATCATCAATCCCCCGAGCATTTCCTCTCCATGCCGATCTCCGTTGTGGCAGTTCATATGAGCCGCACGCAGCAGATCATCGAGCGCATGCGACCTGCCGAGGACGACGATGCCCGATGAGGAATTGAAATTAACTGTCACTCTCGTCGACAACGCGACGCCGCAGCTCAATCGCATTAGGGGTGCGATGCAGGAGCTCGGCGGCGGTCAGACACATAATAATATTCGGCGCACCAATGAAGAGATTAAGAATCTCAGCGAGCTTCTGCGTAAATTCAGTCCGGAGCTAGACAAGCTCGCTTCGAATATTCTCCCGGAATTTCTCCTGCGCGTAGGAGGCATGGCAAGCGGATTTGCGCTCCTGGGACTCGCCGCCGTCGAGGGTACGAAATCAATAAGCGAATTCTCCTCGGAGATGGTCAAGCTTGGCCGCGCCGCCAAAGAGACCGGTGTCGAGGCCGGTGTATTTAAGCAAATGCAGATGCATTTCAAGCTCTTCGGCGTTGAAGCTGCGGAGTCAGAAAAGAGCATCAAAAGCATGGCCGCCGCGATGGCGGACATCACGAGACCGGATAGCCAGGTTCTCAGAAACATTCGAACTGCACAGGGAGTGAATGTCACCGCAGAGTCGGTTAGTCGAATTTTAGGCTTGGCGAAAGCAGAAGATATCAGAGGCTATGCCAATGAAATTATGAAGATAAGCGATGAAGTTTATAAGAATATGTATGAAAGGCAACGTAGCCGGCCAGAAATAAGCGATGCGACTGCTAGACAGAGGGCAACAGAGGCGCAAAAGAAATTCCTGGCGGACGTCGGTGCCGGGACAGCATTGCAACAGGTGAGGGAGCCATTTCATATCGATCCTAAGGAGACAGAAGAACTCAATAAGATGGTAAAGGCTGGTCAAGAATTTTATAAGATCAGCGCGGATATCGACAATCAATGGGAGAAAATAACCGAACATTGGAAGGCTCCATTCTTGGAGAATCTAACGGCTCAACTCACGAGCGTTCGTAATTTTCTCACGGATTGGGCTGAAAAGGGACTCGCAGGGGCGTTGCTTCATGGGGAGGCGCCGCCGACATATGTGGAGCCGATATCTCCACGCGAGGAAGAGATTAGGAAGCGCCACCTGGAGAAATATGGGACGAAGGGAGCTCTTCCTCACTTCCAACACGGGGGCGTAGTCGATCGTGATCAGATGGCGATGCTTCACGCCGGCGAGACGGTTATCCCCGGCGATGGCGCGGAGACGATCGAGAAGCAGACGACCGCGACCGAGGAGCTGACCGACCAGATGCGGAAGCTCGTCGATCTGATGACCTATCAGGTAACAACAAGAATGGGAGGGCTGGGGACCGGCCTCGGGATTGGTCCTGGCTCTATTGGCGGCCGCGGTTTTGGCGGCGGCGGTTTTGGCGGCGGCGGTTTTGGCGGCGGCGGCGGCGGCGGCGGCGGCGGCGGTGTTGGCGGCGGCGGCGGCGGCGGCGGAGGAGGCGGAGTCGGAGGTCTTGGCCCCGGCAGCAGCGTCGGTCCAGGGACTGGACCGGGTGCCGGCGAAACTCCTGCCACGCCGATCCAAGAGGGTGATATCACTGGGCCGGGCCGTGTCAGCGGCGGTCGCTTCAATGTTCCTGCCGGGTCTGGATACTCCGGAGAACGCCAGACGATCACTCTTGCTAATGGCCAGCAGGTGACAGTCAATGCTCGCGCTGCCGCGCAATTCAAGGGGTTCTTCAACGACCTGATCGCCGCCGGCGCGCCGGTCAAGGGACTGGGCGGATATGGCTTGAGGCCCAACCCATCACAGCACCCGCCAGGATTGGCTGTCGATTGGGCACAGAGCCGTCGCGATGTCGTCTCGCCACAGGTCGCCCAGTGGATCAGGGGTAACCCGGATGTGCTCGACGCGCTTGAGTCGAAGTGGGGCATGAGCGGCGGCGAGCACTGGCACAGCCGTGATACCGGACACTTCTCGATAGAGACGCTATTCGGAAAGAAGCATCTGGCTCAGGTAGGACCAAATGGCAGCGATGTCGGACCCGGTACTGGCGCCGGCGCCGGCGAGACCCCGGCCGGAGGAGGCTCGGCGTTCTTGGCGAGGCAACGTTCCAGCCTCAAGGCCGAGGTCGAGGGCAATCCTAAGCTAAAGGCGTGGATATCGGGGGCTTTGGCTGAAGAAGGATACACAGTCGCCGAGCGGCAGGCCGTGATGGAGGCAGCCGTCAATCGCGCGGTGTTTGCCAAGAAGTCCATGGCTCAAATCTTCGCTGGCGGTCCCGCCAGCTTCTATGGGCCGATGAGGGAGGGCCGCGTTCATCCCCTCTCCTCGGAGAGCACCGATGAGGCAATGCGCAGGGTCTTCGCCGGCAGCAATCTCGTCGAGGGCGCCAGCGATCAGGGAAGGGCTCGCGAGATTCACAGCGCATGGCGCATCCAACGCGGGGACTGGTACGGCGACCTGGATAAGCGCATGGCTCTACAGCGGCAGGCGCAGCAAGCAGCGGTCAACCGCGCCGACATGGACCAGTCAATGACCCATAGGATTCACGGCACCGGGTCGATCGACGTAAATGTGAACGCGCCGAAGGACACCGATGTCAAGGCCGGCGGCAAAGGCCTTTTCAAGCAGATGAACGTGAACCGGCAAAGCCAAATGGATAAGGCCAGCCAGAAGGCTGACTCTTATGATAACAGCCTGGAAATCTGATCATGGCTGGATCGATCAGGGATATCCATCTTCCGTTTCGTGACGAGCTCTTGCCGGCGTCGTTCCGCAATGCGCTGTTTCACGTTGAGGCTAATAGCAAGGAGTGTGGGCGCCGCATTGTGCTTCATGAGTTTCCGAAGCGCGATATCCCTTACGCGGAAGATATGGGCCGCCGCGTCAAGGAGTTTAGCGTTCGCGGTTATTGCATCACGTTCCCCGTCGATACGAACATAGACCTTTACCGCAGGGATTATCGTATCGCGCGAGATAAGCTGATCGACGCGCTGGAGACGAACGGTCCGGATATTCTTCAACTGCCGACCATGCCGCCGGTCAAAGTCGTGTGCCCGCAATACCGATGGAGCGAGGAGTCGAGGGCTGGCGGGTTTTGTATTTTCGATATGACTTTTATCGAGTACGGCGTAGCGCCGTCCGCGACTCAGCAATCGGTGCAGGACAATCTTATCGCCGGCGCCGAGGCGCTGCGCCAGCGCATTCTTACCGTGATGACGAACCTCGAACAGCACGCGAAAGAACAGGCCGGTCTCGTTCCCAAGCCTCCGTTGCCGCCGGCGATTCCTCCGAAGAGACTTCATGTTTAAGAACGAGGCTCAAGAGGGCTCGCTGATTATGCAGCGTGCGCTCTACAATCTTCTCAGCGTAGTTCCGACGGCCGGCCTTACGGGCTCGACGACAAAAGCAGCGTGTCGTTCTCTGGCATACAACGCCGAGAAACTCCTCTATCTCGATCAGGCCGGTCCCCCGCTATCGAATTGCTTTGAGCTCGCGAGGAGAGAAGGGGTCACGCAGCCTCAGCTCGAATGGTTGCGCAAGCAGGTCGAGCTCGAGGCGCCGGTGACGACCGGCGCGACCATGGTCCAGAATTCAATCATGTGGATGTGCCTCGTTACCGAGGGCCGCGTCATCGCCAATATGAGCTTTACGAGCCGCTCGGACGTCGATGCGCTGAAGATCACGATCAACGGCATATTTGCGGACGCCGAAGAGACTGCGGCGGATGAAATGGATCAAATGTCTTATCGGGGGTTGGTCGAGCTCCACGCCAATATCATCGCGTTCCTCGTGAAGAGCGCGAGGCCCCTCCCTATGATGCTGCAATTCGCTTTTTACTCGTCGATGCCGACGCTCGTCATGGCGAACCGTCTTTATTACGACGCCAGTCGCGCCGATGAGCTTCGCGATGAGAATAAGGTTGTTCATCCGGCGTTTATGCTTCCGACTGGACGAGCTCTGTCGGCATGACCGCGCAGTTTCAGATTCCGTCAACTTATACGCGCGACAAGACAGCTGACGAGCTCTTCGCCGAGGAGACCGCTACCCTCCTAGTCAATGGTCTGATTTTCTTTGACTGGGAAACGATCATGATTCAGATTCGTTGGGCCGATCCGGAGCCGATCTTCAAGTTCACGACGGCGGACCGCCTCGAGGTTCCGATGGACTGGCAGCTTCTCCAGTTCAAGCCCGGCGACGAAGCTGCAATCTATCTCGGCAAGTGGCTGGCAATGTATGGGGTCATCACGCTGCGCCAGGTATCATATGACGCCAATCAGCACGGCGTCATGCTCTTAGGGAAAGGGATAACGTGGTACGCCAATCGCGCCAGCATTATTCATCCGACGGGAAATTTTGACGACAAAACTTTTGAGCAGGCGGCCAGGGAAGTCATTGCTCCGACTGGCGTCAACGTGAAAACCATCGGTACGCTTGATGCGACGCCCTTCGCGCGCCTTCAATGTGAGAAGGGGGAAACTGTTTGGAATTTCTGCGAGCGCATCGCGAGGCCTCGCGGCGTTGTGATGGGGTCCGATCAATTCGGAAGTGTTCTCCTAATAGGAGATCACACTATGGCTCCCGCATTTGACCTGGTCGAGGGCATCAACATCAAGAAGGCTCAGGTCACGATTTCGGTGGAGAACGTCTATTCTGAATATAGGATATACGCGCAAAGAGCGGCCACTGACGGGAATAGCGGTCAGGATGCGTCAGAGATGGAGGCGACGGTAGCCGGCAAAGCGAAGCGATACAGCCCTATCCTTACGCCGGCCGAGCAACCGGTATGGAATCAGGCGGAGCTTCAAAAACGGGCACAGAGCGAAGCTAAATGGAATGAGGGCACCATTATTCAGGCATCAATTACCGTGCAGGGATGGATGCGCCCCAGCGATAATCAGCTCTGGGAGGCGGGGAGCGATATCCGCGTATGGTCTCCCATGGCAATGCTCGACATGGTGCTCAAGGTTCAGACCGTTA